AACCTATAGTTTATGCCTTTGAAAATGCACCTACTTTATATACAGGTGCTGGTGATCAAGTAAGAGAACGTTTAATAGAAATAGGAAAAAATCATGGATATTCAATAACCTTTTATAAAACTAATACTCTTAAACATGGAATTCCGCAATTTAGACCAAGAACCTTTGGAATATTTTATAAAGGAAAGTATGCACCAATATTAAATTATTATAATAAAAAAGCTCCACATATTGTAGATTATCTTAAAGAAATTCCAAAAGACGCTAAACATCAAAATGACTATGTTCATGAAGAATGGGCAATAGAAAAATTTGAGATATATAAATTTCTAAAGATGAAACATGGGAAAAATTGGAGAAAAGCTATGCATGATTTTAGGCCTCATTTAACAACGTATGATTATTTGTTAAGAAAAGGATGGCTAAAAGAATTTTTAGAATGGCAGAAAAAACTTCCAGAAGATGAACGTTCTGAAATCGTAACTAAAAATGTTGAACATATATTAAAAAAGAAAGCACAAGGAAAAGGAGCTAGAATAAATTACAGAGTGCTTGGAATAGATAAAGAATATATGTATGCTGTTATTGGTGAAGTAATGGGAAAGCAAGTTCATCCTACAGAAGATAGAATAATGAATATTAGAGAGCATATGCATATGATGGGATTACCCCATGACTTTGAATTAGAAGGTCCAAGAGAATACGTGAAGATATCTCAAAATGTTCCCGTGACTACGTGTATGGATATTACAACAGAGATAATAGAAATTATTAATGGAAATAGAAACCTCTCTACGAAATCTTTATATATGCAAGATAATATAAAAAATAATACAAGTATTAACTCTAAATTTTTATTTTAAAATGTTAGAATCAAGAATACTAAAAGTACAAGGACAAGAAGTATATATAGAAGGATATTTTTTAACTATAAAAGAATTAGAAAAACTTGTCAGAGATTTTCAGGTAGATTGTTACGATGGATTTGTTAGTAATGATAGAGCATATATAGAAAACTGGATTAAAAATAATAAAATATGAAATTAATAATTTTAGGGGGGCGATTAATTTAGATAGAAATTATGAATATAACAAGTATAGATCATATTTTAGTTAAAATGTCATAGTTTTTTTAATGAATATATAAATTAAAAAAATATGATAAAAGGGTGTATATATTGTGCAATTTCTCCATCTAATAAAAAATATTATGGATATAGTATAAATTTTAAGGGAAGAAAGGCAGGACATATAAAATGTGCAAATAAAGGCAATATTGGAAGATTTTATAATGCTATTAGAAAATATGGCCCTGAAAATTTTATTTGGATAATTGTAGAAGAATTTAAAAAAAATGATAAAGTAGAACTTAAAAAAATAATGTGTGAAAGAGAAATTTATTGGATAACTTTAGATAAAACATATTTACCGGAATTTGGGTATAATATGACAAAGGGCGGCGATGGAAGAGTAGGAGTTCCTCATTCTAAAGAATCAAAGGAAAAATTAAGTAAATCATTAAAAGGACGAAAATTTTCAGAAGAAACGAAGAAAAAAATGAGAGAAAGCGCAAAAGGAAGAAAAATGAGTGAAGAACAGAAACAACAAATACGTAAAACTTTAACTGGAAAAAAACAATCTAAAGAAACTATTGAAAAACGAAGTAAATCTTTAAAAGGAATATACCATTGGTGGAATGTTGGAAAAGCACCACCTAATAAGGGTATTCCGTGTACAGAAGAAACGAAAAGAAAAATTTCTGAAAGTAGTAAAGGTCAAAAACGACCAAAAGATGAAAATTATAGAAAAAAAATAAGCGAAGGTTTGAAAAAATATCACAAAAATAAAAAACAATGACCAAACTTATTATTGTCGAAGGGAGTGATAGATTAGGAAAGGGAAGTCTTATAAAAAGACTTTGCGAATACTATGATTATAAAAATGTCACTATAAGACATTGTGATAAACCTCCTAAAAATTTATCTCAAAAGGAAGTATTAAATTTTCAATTTAAATGTTTTAATCAAGAAAAGACATTAATATATGATATTATTAATATGAATAATAAATTTTATTATCATGATAATATTATCATATATGATAGATTTTATTTAGGAGAGTACGTATATTCTCAAATGTTTCGCGAAGGTGATCCCAAAATATTAAAGGAAAAATTGATAAAATTTGAAGAAGATTTTTTAAGCCATGACGTCACGTTAATTACACTAACAGCAGATCCTAAATTTTCTCTAAATATAGAGGATGGACAGTCATTTTCTCAAAGTTTAGAAGAAAAAACAAAAGAAATAAATTTATTTAAAGAAGCTCATGATTTTTCATTAATTAAATCTAAGTTATATGTTAAAGTAGATAATGGAAATAATCAATTCAGAGGAAAGAAAGAAATCTTTAATGAAGTAATTAATTTTATAGAAAAATAATGAAGAAATTAACTGTAGAAGAAATAAGACAAAATACTATTTATGATCTTAATAAATTTATAAAATCTTTAAAAGAATACAGAGATACTTATGATAAAGAAGATTTAGATTATGAATATCTTGATGAAGTAATATATGCTATAGAAACACTTGAAAACGATATTAAACAAGGTAAAGTATAATGAATGGATTAGGAAGAATAAATTTAAGAAATTATATAGATGATCAATTAGAGTTTTTTATAGAAAAATTCAAAGAAAATGGTTGGAAACAAGAAGATATACATTATGTTTCAAAAAACACTGATTTACAAGAATGGCCATTAGGGATAGTTTTCTATTCTGAACTTTTAGAATACACAGAAAAGAAAAAAGAGGTTTTAACTCCTTGGATTGTAGGAAGATTAGAAGTTGAAACAACTGAATATGATAAATTATTTGAATATGCAGATTTTATCCTAAATGAATTAGATCAGATAGATATCCATCCATTTTATGATGAAGATTCTTTTAGAGGATATTTTTCAAAAAGTAATCATCAAGGATGGACAAAACTAAAATTTTATATTAATAAAGAATATCCAGATGGATATTGGGAAAATCATACACTATAAAAAATGAGTAAAGAAAAAATAGCACTTATAACAGGGATTACAGGGCAGGATGGTTCATATCTTGCAGAACTTCTTTTATCAAAAGGATATATAGTTCATGGAATTATTAGAAGAGCTTCGACTTTTAATACAGCAAGATTAAATATTATTTATCAAGATCCTCATAAATCAGGAAACAGATTATTTTTACATTATGGTGATGTTACAGATCCAATATCACTTGATAAAATTATACAAGAAGTTATGCCAGATGAAATTTATCATCTTGGAGCTCAATCTCATGTAAGAGTATCTTTTGATGTTCCAGTTTATACAGGACAGGTTGATGCTTTAGGAACATTAAATATGTTAGAAGCCATGAGAAAGCATGTTCCTAATGCAAAATTTTATAATGCAGCAACATCAGAATTATTTGGAGAAGTTTTGGAAACTCCACAAAATGAAAAAACTCCATTTAATCCAAGAAGTCCTTATGGAGTGGCAAAAATATATGCATATCACATAGTTAAAAATTATCGTGAAGCTTATAATATGTTTGCTGTTAACGGCATTCTTTTTAATCATGAAAGTGAAAGAAGAGGAAGCACTTTTGTCACATCAAAAATAGTTAATGGTCTGTATGATTATGTTACATATGGAACTCCATTTTACTTGGGAAATGTATACGCTAAAAGAGATTGGGGATATGCTCCTGAATATGTTGAATGTATGTGGAGAATGTTACAACAGGATAAGCCCGAAGATTTTGTTATTGGAACCGGAGAAACACATACAATAAAAGAATTTATTGAAGAATGTATTTTACATTTACCTGCATATAAATTTAAAATAGGTGCTAAAACAAATGAAGAACGATTTCAATGGAAAAAAGATGAACAAGAAAGAGATATTCTTTGGGACATGGATAAGTGGAAATTAGTTATCGGAATAGATGAAAGATACTATAGGCCTGCAGAAGTTGATTTATTATTGGCAGATCCATCAAAGGCAAAAGAAAAATTGGGTTGGGAGCCAAAAATCAAATTTAAGGAATTGGTTAATAGAATGATGGATTATAGATTTAATATAGGAAAAATATAATAATATGAATGAATACGATAAACTATTAGAAGAACGTAATGAATTACGTAAAGATATTAAAGCATTATATCGTGCAAAAGATATATTAATATCTGAGGCATCAAAAAATGAAATATCTAATATGATTTCCATTGTAGAATCAAAAAGAGAATTGTTATACCAAAAGGCTGAAGCAATTAGAAAAAACTGTAATCACGAATGGGAAGATGATGGCCATAATAGCCATCATGATTATGAAAAATGTATACATTGCGGAGAACTTAGAATAAAATACTAATGAGAAAAATTACTTTATGTGGTTCGACAAAATTTAAAGAACACTTTGAATACTGGAATAAAAAATTATCTTTAGAAGGTAATATAGTTTATAGTGTTTCTTGTTTTAGACATTCTGGAGACTCTTTAACAGATAAAGAAAAGGAAATATTAGATGAAGTTCATCTTAAAAAAATAGATAATTCCGATGAAATATTTGTTTTAGATGTGGATGGATATATTGGAGAATCTACGAATAATGAAATTCTTTATGCTAAAACTCATAATAAAAAAATTAATTTTTTAAGCAAATATAATAACAAATAAAAATAGAGTAATATGAAAACTTATGAAGAAACAAAACCAAAACCAAAACCAACCTTTGAATCAGAATTAACAGATTTAATTAATCGTTATTCAAAGGAAAATGAATCAGATACACCAGATTGGATTATTGCAAATTATTTATGCAATTGTTTAAAATCATTTAATTCAGCTACTAAAACTAGAACTTATTGGTATAATGCTAAACCAGATGAAGATGTAGGAATAATAGAATCATTATAAATTATAATATGGAAATTACAGGATTAGAAATATTAGGATATTTTGCAGCGCTTGTTTCTCTTATAGGAATAATATTAAATGCAAAAAAAGAAATACTTTGCTGGCCAGTATGGTTATTTAGTAATGTATTGTGGATAACATATTCAGGAATACAATCAGATATTCCATATATTATATTATGGATATTATTTTCTATATTTAATATTTATGGATGGATAATGTGGTCAAAAAATAAAAAATAAAAAATAAAAAATAAAAAATAAAATTATGAAAAAGAATAAAGTTAAGTTCGAAGACATGGAATATTCTAAAAGAAGAGAGATTTTAAGAAGAGAATATTTAATTAATCCAAAATTTCATAAAGCTATTAAATTATTAGCGTTTAAAGTTAAACAAGAATTAATTGATCCTATATTAAAAGAAGTCAATAGTTTAGAAATTATTATAAATTTTTTAATTGATGGTTTTCTTGCATTTGAAATTATTTATGATAAAAACAATAAAAATATTTTAGGATATAAGGAACTTGATCCTAATACATTAGAATCAAGAATAATAAGCAATAAGGAAAATGAGTATAAAATATGGATTCAATATAGTAGCGATATTAAAAGACAAAGAGTTTTACAAGATAAAAATATCATTTATTTAAGTACTATTACGCCGCGTGGATATGAAATATCGTTTGGAGAATCTTTGTACAAAGGACTAATTTCTTATGAGGATAATGATTTAATCCTGAAGCACACAGATTTTATAGTTGAAAAATTATCAAAAAAATATAATGATGAAAATGAATGTTTGTAAAGAAGGAAAACATGATCTAATTGAAATTTATAGTAGAGGAGATAGAATGTCTGAATTAGTTGTTAGATGGTGTCAGAATTGTGGAGCAATTGTAATAGATAAAGATTTTGACGGTAGAACTCATCCTGGAAGAATTATGAAAATGAGATTGCCTAAATTAACAGAAAATATAATAAACAAAACGGATAAAAATGAAATATAATTTACGGCAACGGATAAATTTGATATGGTGGTCATGGTATTTTTTAAAACATAAATTAATTTATAATTGCAAAAAAGGATTTTTGAAAATCTTTTTTCCTAAAAAATATAAAATTATAAAACAATTTCATAAAGTAATAACATCATTACCAAAAGAAACAAAGGATAAATTGGTTAAAGCAATGCTTAAAGATATAAAAACCAAAAAATAAAATTATGAATAAAACAAGTAAAATTTATGTAACTGGTGCAGAAGGACTTGTTGGATCAGCAGTTATTAGAGAATTAAATCGAGAAGGATATACAGATATTCTTAGAACAACAAGAACTTGTGCATATCATAATGGATATGAACATAAAGGAGATTATGATTTACGTTATGAAGAAAATGTTAAAAAAATATTTAAGCAATTTCATCCTGAATATGTAATTAATTGTGCAGGAAAAGTAGGAGGAATTAATGCTAATAATACAAAAAGCGCAGAATTTATCAGAGATAATATATTAATGCAGACTAATCTTATTAATATATCATATATTTATGGAATTAAAAAATTTTTATTCTTAGGTTCTTCATGTATTTATCCTAAATTATGTCCTCAACCCATTAAAGAAGAATATTTATTAACAGATTCTTTAGAAAAAACAAATATAGGATATGCAATTGCAAAAATATCAGGAATTATAATGTGTCGTATGTTTCATAAGCAATATGGAAGTAATTTTATTTCTGCAATGCCTACAAATCTTTATGGAATTAATGATAACTTTCATTTAACAGATTCTCATGTATTACCTGCGCTAATAAGAAAAATGCATGATGCTAAAATGAGAGGTGATAGAAGTGTAGAATTCTGGGGCACAGGAACACCAAGAAGAGAATTTTTATATGTAGATGATTTAGCAGAAGCATTGATATTTCTAATGAATAATTATGAAGATCAAGAGGAACATGTCAATATTGGTGTAGGAGAAGACATAAGTATTAAAGAATTAGTTGAATTAATAAAAGAAATTGTTGATTACGATGGTAAAATAATCTGGAATATAGATTATCCTGATGGAACGCCTCAAAAATTATTGGATTGCAGTAAAATCAACAATCTTGGATGGAAGGCAAAAACACCATTAGAAACTGGATTAAGAAGAACATATGAATGGTTTACTAAAAATTATAAATATGCAAGAAAATAATATAATTTATGCTAAAGTAAGAGTTAAATGCGATAAATGTAATGGAACAGGTATCTATTACATAAGACCAATAAGTCATGAAGAATTTCCTTGTAGTAAATGTAGAGGCAAAGGTGAAATAATTGTATCGAAACCTTTATCAGAAGTACTTCATGAATTACATAAAAACAAATATAAAAAATGAATTATACAAAACCAAATAACGAAAATTATGAAGATACTCCACAAGATTGGTTATATACTGCATTAGCTTTTTCTCAGGCACTAGATATAGTAATACCGCCAAGTAAAGGAGTAGTTGTTGAGCTTAAGGGAGATACTCTAAATATACACAAAAATGTTACTAAAATTATTGTTCATAACGATGGAAAGATGATGTCTATAGAAAATATATCAAATGATAAAGATTTAAAACACGGAGACTGGGTAAAAATGATTTAAAAAAATAAAAAAATTTTTAACGCTTATGAAAACTTATACAGAATTAGAAGTAACTAGATTATTAAAAGAACAACGAGAATTATGTTATAAATCTGCAGAAATTGAAGAATATGAGTATGTTAATCCATATTCTGATAATGATGGAGAAATAAGTAGATCTATAAATAAAGAATCTATTATTAATGCACCATCACCAAAATTAAAATAAATTAGATATGAAAAAATACGATATAATGATTTTATCAGGAGGCTTTGATCCTGTCCATAAAGGACACATTAGAATGTTTAAAGCTGCAAAAAGTATGGCATACAAAGTTATTGTTGGTGTTAATTCTGATAAATGGTTAATAAGAAAAAAAGACAAACTTTTTATGAATTATGCCGAAAGGGCTGAAATATTAAAGGCTATTAAATATATAGATGAAGTAATGGCATTTAATGACGATGATGAAACCGCAATGGATTTATTGATTAGAGTTCAAAGACTTTATCCAGAATGTAGTTTAGCATTTGGAAATGGAGGCGATAGAAATGCAACCAATATTCCCGAAAAAGGATTTTGTGATGCGTATAAAATAGATTTAGTTTATAATGTAGGTGGAGGAAAAGTTCAAAGCAGTTCTGAATTAATAGAAGAAGCTGTTTCTAATGGAAAATAAAAATGAAACGTTATTTCAATACAAAAGAAAAAGCTCTAGAACATTTTAACTATAGGAAAAAATGTGCTTATGAACGTATTGAAAAAAGAAATGATTATGTTTTAGGCGATGCATCTTTTGTTTATAGAAATCTGAACGGAAAATGGATAGTTTTTATTCAAATTATTACATTACAAATGATGCATGAATTAGAAAGATTACAAGATAAGTATGAACATATTTATCCATTAATTCCATTTACAAGCGAAGAAAAAGTTTTAAGAGATAAAAACATTATTAATAAGTTAAAAAAGAAATATAAAACTTTAGATATTCAAGATTATATAATTAATAAAGAATTATGAGTAACATTAATAAATCTTTAGATCGAGATATAAGTTTAGATATAATATTTGAATGTAAAGCTGTAATGAATGATAGACAATTAGAAAAATTAGCATTTTATGCCCTTAAATTAATCAGTGATAAAAGATATAAAACAAAGAAAAATGAAAGTATACAAAGAAAAATATGTAGCAACTGCATATAAAAAAATTTTACACGATCTTTTATATAATCCTGAATATATTTCAAAACCTCGAGGATTAGAAGTAAAAGAAATTATTAATTGTGTTATAGAAATTCGGGAACCTAATTATAATTTATTTGTAAATAATGAAAGATCTTCTCCTAAAAAATATATTGCAGCTGAATTACTTTGGTATTTTTCAGGAACTAATGATGCAACTTTTATAGAAAAATATGCGTCAATGTGGAAAAAATTAAAAAATAAAAATAATAAAGTAAACTCTGCATATGGATATTTAATATTTAATGAGGAAACTGATAATGATGATGCATATACTCAATATGAATGGGTAATTAGTTCATTAGTAAAAGATAAAGATAGCCGTCAAGCATTTATGCACTTTCATAAACCTCGGCATCAATATTTTGGTAATAAAGATCAAGTATGTACATTAGTTGCATTATTTCATATTAGAGATAATAAACTTAATATGACCTTATCAATGAGAAGTAATGATGTCATTCTTGGATTTATGACAGATTTTACATTTTTTAATATTCTTCATCAACAGGTTTTTACACATTTAAAAATATATTATCCTGAATTAGAAATAGGAACATATACACATATTTCTCATTCTATGCATTTATATGAAGAACATTATGAAAAAGTAGAAAACATGTTATCTTCTGAATTTTATCCAGATAAAACACCAAATTTAAATATATCAATTATAGATGAATCAGGAAAATTTAAAGAAGAGTATAAAAATATATTTAGTTTTGTATGGGTACCAACAGCAACAAAATTAAAAAATGATGAAACTGATAATGATTTAATAAATTGGTGTTTAGATAGAATATAATTAATAAAACTAAATAAACAACTTAAAATATAATAAATATAATTGATAACAATGACAAAAGAAAAATTAGATTGGACACATAAAAAAGTTAATATTTCTGATATAAGAAAAATAGAAGATATTTATATAATGCAAATATTAATATCGTATAAACAAGGTGATAGATTTTTTAACAAAACATTAGAACCATTATTTATAAAAGATGTTATTTTTGAAGAAAGATTAAAATCTTATTTTCTTAAAGATATATCGAATATATCTAGAGATGAAATTCTTAATGTATCATGGAATATGTATATAACACAAGGATATTATATAAAAATAGATAAATATGGTGAAATTAATAGACATAATTTAGATCCTAATAGATGGTATATTTCTTATTTAGAAATTAGTGGTCCATTAGGAACATTTAAATCAGTATATAACAAAAGGCTTGAAACATAACATAATAAACAAAATATTAAACAAAAAAATTATCACTTATGAGAATACATTTAATTTGTCCAGTAAGAAACGCAAAAGAAGATATACAAAAAGAGATTGATGAATATGCTCTTAAATTAGAAAATGAAGGACATACAGTACATAATCCAAAATATGCAGTAGATCAAGATGATCCTACAGGATGGAATATATGTTTGAGTCATCTTAAATCTATGGAAATTTCTGATAGAATAGACGTATTTTGGGATTCTAATTCATTTGGAAGTCACTTTGATTTAGGAATGGTATTTGCTCTTAGAATTCCAGTAAAAATAGTTAAAATATATAATGGAGATGTTAATGTAAAGTCATATACTAAAGTATTGGCAGAAATGGAAAAGAGAATTAAATAGACAATAATTAAAAATAATTAAAAAAGTTATGAATTTTAAAAAACCAGAAGAAAACGCACAAGTAAGAGTAACTCCTGAAATGATGAAAGAATTCAAGACATTAGAATGTGATTGTGGAGGAAAAATATTTCGTTCAGGATTAATATTTAAAAAAGTTTCACAATTTGTTTCACCTTCAGGAAAAGAAGAATTATATCCTATAGAAGTAATTATATGTGAAAAATGTGGAAAAGTTCCATCAGAATTTAATCTTCATGATATGCTTCCAGAAGATATATTAGCAAAAGAAGAAAAAGAAGATTTGGATGTAAAACTTTAAAAAATAAAAAATTAATTATGAATTCATATTATAAAGTATCAGTAAAAGTTTCATATGAAGATAAAAAAGGAAATATGAAATTTAAAAAAGAAAATTATATTGTTTTAGCAATATCACCTACGGATGTTGAAGAAAAATTAGCTAAACATCTTGGAATGGATGATTATGAAATTACATCTATTAATTTGATTAATATAGTAGATATAATAGATTAATTTTAAATTATTATAGCCATAAAATAATATATAAATAAAAATATATTCTTATGGCAAATTTTAATAAAGATAAATTTAGATTTAGAGAAACATTTACTAATTCTAATGGAAAAACGAGTGGTAGCGGTTTTATAGGTGTTATATTAGGATTACTCGCGGGTATAGCGTTTGCAGCTACAATGGTAGGATATTTTTTTGAGTTACCAAATACGGTTGAAGTAATGGGAGAAATATTAAAGTTAGTTGCTGCAGCAACTATATTATTAGGAGTTAGAAAAGTTTCTCCAAATATTAATATTGGAAAAAAAGAAGATGTTAATACAAATATTTCAAATGGAAATTATTCTGCAGATAATGTAACAGAAATGAGTAATAGTAATAAAGGATAAAAATGCCAAATAATTTTGATTTTTCTGAACTCAAAAATGTTAAAACAATGGAGGTTAACCCACAAGGATGGATTAATTCTCTTATAGTAGAGTATGGTATATATGATGATATTGCAGTTTATGGAAAGCCTATATATTATTGGAGAGTTAAAGGAACGAAACATACTTTTACAATTCCTGTTATGCGTATGGATTATTTAAGTTCGGGAAATTATAAAAAACATTTTGAAGATGCTTTGGAAGCTTTTAGAGAAGATTATCTTTCATGGAAAGAAGCAGGGTTCGCCACCGATTGGGCTAGAGAATATGAAAGACAGTTCTCAAAATATATCATTATATGATGTTAAAGTTAAGAATATTAAAACTATAACTATTAAAAACAAACAAAATGAATAATCGTTATTTTCAGTGGATAGTTGGAGAAAGAAGAGGAGAAATCCTTATATTTGATAGAATAGAACAAGATGACGGGGAAATTTATATTACTTTTAAAGACAATTCTCGTATTAATGAAAAATTAGTTGCGCAAATTAATCAACGAGATTTGACAGGAAAAATGATGGCCGAGATTGATAGTCCTCAAAATTGTTGGAAATTTGTTGAAAAAGAAGATACATCAGGAAAACCTCGTGTTGAAAAAGATGCAAATTCTGGACAGAATTATGAAGTTCCGCCCGTTGAAGAAATTACTACAGCAGATTTAACTTCAGAAGGAGGTGTTACAAGACCACAAAAACAATCAAAAAAGAAAAAAATAGAATTAGTACCTCCTAAACCTACACCACCTTCACACTCTGTATTTGGAGCAATTAGTAATGTTAAATCTGAACCCGAACCTAAAGTAGATACAACGCAATTAAAATCTCCGGGAATTCCAGTTAAAGATCAAACAGAAACTAGGCAAATAGATACTACAGATCCAGTTTATATTTTAATGACAAAGGCTAAAAAACATGATATTGATATAAATATGGAAATGACAGTTTCTCTTCCTCCAAAAACATTATATGATATTGCAAAAGATTCATTTGATGAAGGAGATGTTAAATTTATAGATTATATTGTAGATGAAATAACTACAGATGAAATAAAAGAAGCTTTAAAAGAAGCAATAAAAAACATGTATGAGGAAAATTCTCCTACAAATACACAACCCTCTAAAACTCCAAAGGTAGTTAAAGAAAACTCATGATAAATATATATTAAAATTAAGTAATCATGATGGATAAAAACATAGAGAAAAAAATTATCGTTGAAGGTGAATTTGAAGATGTTATAGAAATAAAAGATCATTATTATCTTGTTTCTAAAAAACATCAAGTGGCTGTTTTACCTTATTCTATAGATTCTAAAGGACTTTTAGATAAAATAGGAGTTATAAAAGATTACAATTATGTTTTTGAAGATTATGATTATACTCTTATAAATGGATATATTACAGAAGATGATGGAACAAACTTAGTTGCAGCTAATAGAGTTTTATATGAAGTATTAGGAATAAATATTACTAATGCAGATGATTGGATGTATTTAGGAAATTTATATAATAATTTAACTTCTGATTCTGGAATTGATATATACTGTGTTAATTTAACAGATAAAGATTTGCCCTGGATTGAAGAAAGTATATTAAAACAAGAAGATCTTAATTTTAAAATGATAGATTCTGCTACAGTTATAACTTCAGATGATACATTGCTATTATCCGGATATTTGCGTTTATTTAACTATTTTTATATTAGTTCATTATCGGATGAATAATAATCTTTTTTAAAAAATAATATTATGAACAGAAAAGAACGAAGACGTATGTCTAAAGATTTAGGCATACTTCAACATCAACAAAAATTAACTCGTAAAGAAAAATTTGATTTAATAAGAGAAAATATCATTTCTGGTAAAGAACAACATAAACAATTTCTTGAAGAAGTTAAACGAATTCAAAATATGACTAAAGAAGAAAAAGATTCAGAAGCGATAAATTTGTTAGCAGAGCAAATAGCAAGTTCAAAAAAAATTCCTTTAATAGATGCATTAGAGGAAGCACAAAAGATTTATTATAAAAAGAATAAAAAATAATATGAAGTTCTACGTTACTACAGAAGGAACACAAAGACTCAAAAATTCATTTTTAAATCTTAAACTTTTTTCAATTATTCATATTCCTGAAATATTAGAAGAACATGGATATACTTATTCTACGATTGATGATTATGGTTCTTTTATTATAAGTAATCATATTACAGATTTAATTAAATCATACGCAAAATCTAAAAGAATAAGAGGAATATTTTATTCTAATCCAAATATTAATGAAGATCTTCTATATAATTTATTTGAAACAATATCAGAAATAGATACAATAACACAAGCTGTATTATTAGATGATTATAATGTTCCTAAATTAGAATATTTATATCCTCATTTTGATGAAATTATATTTTTTCCATCTTTTAAAAAAATAAGATTAATTGAATGCCAAAAAATCTCAAATTTACAAAATGTTGAATGGAAACATAAATAATTTAATATATAATTATATTAGATATAAAAATAGGAGCTCGACTAAATGGTCGAGCTTTTTATTTGAATATATAAATAAAAAATGTAATTATGGCATCAGATGTAGAAAAATCTTTTATAAATTGGTTAGAAGGAAAATTAGATACTATAAATAAAAGAGCTACTTTTAGATTACTTGCAACACAAAATACTTGTGTTAGAAATTCTGTTGCAGAAGAATATAAAAAAATTATGGATCCTTCGAAAGATCCTGCTAAATTTGATAATATAAGAAAAACTAATTTTTTAAGACCTATTACTAGAATAACTGGAAGCGTAAGAAGCGTTGTCAGAAATATTAATATTAATTCTAGAGAAGGGCTTATAGAAGATATTAATATTTCTGATGATACATTAATGTTGTCATATGCTGATCGTGTTATTAGAGAAAAGCCAGATGTTGCTGATGATATTGTTGCAAGGTGTGGTCAAGCGTATTTAGCAGATAAAAAATCTAATGAAAATATAACAAACACAGTTGATAAAGAAACTACTGATCCTAAAGTTGATAATACTAATAGACCATTTGATAAAAGATTAGATCGTTTAGAAATGTCTTTTTTAGGTAACAAATCTTCTAATGAAAAAGCTATACATTTTGTACCATTTGGATATGTAGATGTAGAATCTAAAGATTTTGGATTATCAACAACGGGTTATTTAATATCTCAAAATACTGTTAATGAAATTCCTGATAGTGCAATAAGAAATAAAGCATTAGAGAAAGCAAAAGAAGCTTATGGAAAGATGAAAACAGATTCCTTTTATCAAGGAGTACCGGCATTACAAAATTATTATGCATTAGTAAGATTTTATGGTTCAGAAGGAGGACAATTTTTAGTTAATCAGAAAGGCAAACGAAGATGGTATGAAATAGATTCAACATCTATTTCATCATATAATTTTGCCAGTGTTCCTACAACATCATCGTTAATATCTTGGGGAAATGGAGATCCTTATGGAAGAACGCCATATCAATTTACAGACTTTGTATTTTCAAAATATTGGAATAAAATAGAAAATAATAGATTAATAACTCTTCGAAGATATGCCGCTCCAATTTTAGATAATTTAAAATTTCCTGGAATGACTAGCCAAAATTCAACTCAATTTGAGGAATCAGGAGGTGGAGAATCGGGAAGTAACGTAACAGATGGCGGAAACACTAAAACTGAAGTAGTTGCATTTCCACCAATGGCTACAGCTATTACTTATTTTGGCGGAGAAACCGGTAATACTTTAAATAATATTCTTAAATTTACAACTGGAGTTTCATGGGAAGATGCTCAAGCAGCAGTTTGGGAAGTTCAGACAGATTCTGTTCCTGGAAGTCAATCTGGACCTGGTAAAATCTTTGGAGGATTAGCAAGATTTGCAGAAATGCTTAATGTTGCTGGTGGAAATTATGATAGAGCTTTGGCATGGAATGCTGGTCAATTACCACCCGATCCATATAAAGATGGTCCTTATGAAAATAGAATTATGGGTCCTATGAATAGAATTGATACTGTTAAAAAGAGAAAACCTGGTTTACAATTTGAATGGGAAGGATTAAATTTAACATTTGAGTACGTTTCTAGACCTGTAGGAGGAATAAATCCTAAAGCTGTTTTACTTGATATAATATCAAACTTTTTAGTTATGGGTTCTGCAAATGCTGTATTTTTTGGAGGTGCTCATAGATTTATGGCAAATCCGGCAACGTATCCATTTATAGGAGGTGGAGAAGGAGTTGAACAATGGTATTCAGGACAACCACTTAAATGGGCTTCTACAGTTATTAAACAGTTTACACAAGGAGGCTCAACTGAAAGAGTATCAGGAAATGCATCAATACAGGATGTAACAAGTAGTTTATGGAATAATGTTAAAGGATTTTTCAATAATTTGCTTAGTGGAAAAAAGGGCAGCATTTTTGGTGCAATAGATAGTTTATTTACAGGAGCTACTGGAAATATAATAGAAAATGAACTTGCTAAAGGAACTGGAGGACATGTTCCCTATCTTCAAGGAATGAAAGCGATTTTAACAGGAGAACCGATAGGCGAATGGCATGTAACTATAGGAAATCCTCTTAATCCAATTGCAATGATAGGAAATTTAATTTGTGATGGAATAACTGTAGAATTTAATGAAGAATTAGGACCGGATGATTTTCCAACAGAAATAAAAATTTCAGTTAAATTAAAGCATGCTATGGCAAGAGATAAAAGTGCTATAGAATCAATTTTTAATAGAGGTATGGGCCGTATTTATGATCTTCCTGATTCATTTGCTGGTAGTGCAGATTATCAAACTATTGTTGATGACGCTACTAAAAAAGATGGAAGAGTAAATACAGGATATGCATACGACGCTCGAGCTAACTGGAGATGGAAAGAAGGATTAGATGGAAGATATCTTCAAACTGATGAAGGATCTCCTCTTTCAATGGGCGGAGAAACTAGTGTATGGAGAAGAGCTAGTTTTACACATGCAGGAATTTCAGATAATTCAGCAGTTCAGTTTTTACCTAATAATGAAATATTTCTTAGTTCTTATAGAGCTGCAGATTGGATTGCTCAAAGAGCATTAATTTAAAAAAATTATTATAATATGTTTCCTAATAGTTTAGACAAAAAACCTTTATTTACAAGACCGGATGGTATTAAAGTTAGAGATTTGACAAAGTCAATGTTTAATATGGATAGTAATAATTATCTTTCATATGAAATGTATAAAGTACCTAGAGAATATGAAATGCGACCAGATTTAATATCTGCAGCAGTTTATAATAATACGTTATATGCAGAATACATATTAAAATTTAATGGAATATCAAATCCTTTTACAATTAAAGAAGGTGATATTATTTTAATTCCTAATCTTGATTCAGCCGATGCGATAACTTCTAAAACTCAAGGAACAGAAGTTGATGGAGCAGCTACTCTTAGAAATAGTTATAAATATATAGATCCTCTTAAAATACCTAAAAAAGATGATACATTCGCTAATAGACAAATAGTAGGCGGAGCTAAAGAAGGAGCTTTACCACCAAATATATCTGAAACTGGAGAAAAACAAATAACATATAGAAATGGAAGAGTATATTTTGGAGAAAGTGTAGATACTTGTTTAGAAAATGGTATGACACAATCTGAATTTTTAACAACAGTAATAAAAAGTAAAAAAATTAAATAATGGGATTAACATTTACACCACCTGATAATAAAGTCCCGGGTAAAACGCCAGAAAAAAAGGATGCAGTTTACGGATTAAAAACTGTATTTAAATCGAGTATTAAATTAGATGAATTATCTATTACAGCTAAAGATGAATCCACTGAAAATGAAGGTCGTGTAGAAACGCATAAACCAGAAGATTCATATAGTATGGAAATACCTCTTATTAAAGTTAATGAATATGTATTTAGTAGGAATGAGATTCAATATATGAGTATAGATTGTACTGGATTTTTACCAAAAATAACATTAAGTGTAGCATTTTTACATCAAATATTTTTAGCAAAAGAAATGCCTAAAGATGGAGACATTATTTCTATTGCTATTAGAAATAAAACTGATGTTCTTAAAATTGTTCGCAATGATTATATAATTACAGGCGTGCATGTGGTTCCTAATTTTACTGAAGTTAAATCTCCTGTAATGATGACATTTTATGGTGAATTATTTGTTCCAGGATTAAGAGGACAAAGAGATAGTTTTTCTTTTGAGGGAACTTCTTATGAAACATTACAAGAATTTGCAAAAAAATATAAATTAGGATTTGTAAGCAATGAGTATAATACTAATGATAAACAAATATGGTTAAAAGCTAATAACTGTGGTATTGAATTTGTTGAAAGTGTAACCGAGAGAGCCTGGAGAGATAGTACTTCATTTTATAAATCATGGATAGATATCTATTATAATTTAAATTTTGTAAATATAAACAAACAATTATTATCTGCAGAATCAGAAGTAGAAATGGCAGCTATTTTAACTAATGTAGATAAAAATTGGAATTGGAGTGCAGATACAGATGAAAAAAGTACAATTAATACAGTAAAAGTATTTTCTAATTTTCCAAATTTTAGAACATCTCCATTTTATATAACTACATGGAGACCATTTAATAGATCTTCAAATATAACATTTGAAATTGGGACAAAAATTAGATTCTCTATGTTTGAACATAATAAAAATATTTATGAAAATATAGAAGGACAAAAATATTGGTCAGTACCGGTTGAACCTACATATGATTCACAAAAAACAAATAGATATATTATTTTACGAGGTAGAGCTTCATATGTAGAAGATTTAGATGAGGATGGAAATAATCAAAATACTGAATTAAAAAGAGCAAATTATCCATATGTAGATTTATATGAAAAATATCCATGGTTAGGTATACAATATACTATTAGTAATCCTGACGATGATAATTTAAAATGGGATGGAAATCAGCATAGAAATTATCATTTTTCTTTAGTACAAAATCTTATTAATAATAAAGAATTAGATAAACTAAATTTACATATTGAAGTTACTGGCCATAATTTTAATGTTATAACAGGAGATAAAATTCCGGTAGTATTAGTTAGAACTGATAGACTTGAAAATGTTGCGATAAATCCTGATGTAGGTTTGATGGATTCATTAGATTTATTTTATAGTGGTTGGTACTTAGTAAAAGGATTTAAATTATCATGGACATCTGAGGATGAAGGAACACCATTAAGTAAATTTACACATGAATTTATTTTAACAAGAAGAGAATGGCCCCCTCCAGTTCCTATAGAACCAATTGAAACTAATGTAGAATAAATAAATTATGGAAGACGCTATTAATATTTATAAAAGATTTAGAACATATCAGTATGATATTGCTGGTAGAGATTCGAATACTTTAACGAAAAGATTTGATGAACCTACATATTTCTCATTTAGATTATTATTTGGACAAGGAGATAATCAATATAATTCAGCAAACTATGGAACTTCATATGATACTATGCCCCATCCTTTATTTTCAACAAGAAATGAAGCAACACTTAATCATCCTTCTAGATGGTCTAATTCTAAATATCGCGCGTCATTTTTATATGAAACAGACTATATAGATTATTCAGCTCTTAATTATTTAGAAAATGCAAATGAACCTACAAGAGTTAAAATGCTGGAAGAATTTATAACAAAATTTCAAAAACTTCAAGGTTTATTTCCATATTATTTTCAATCTATTGAAGGCGTAAGAGATTTATTAAAAATTGATACTACAAAAGGACAAAGAATTTCAAATGATACAAGATTAAAAATTACATGTCTTGAAGGATTAGATTTAAGAATGAGTTATTTATTAAATCTTTATAGAAAAATAGTATGGGATGATGTTTATCAAAGATGGGTTCTTCCAGATATGATGAGATATTTTACACTTAAAATATATCTTTCAGAATTTAGAAATTTTCATTTACCAGAAGTTAATGATAATACATTTCCCATGGGAATTCCAAAAGGTACAAATACGGGTAATGTTCCTCTTGTTTTAAAAGTATTAGACGATATATTACCTACGTGGGAAATTACATGTGAAATGTGTGAATTTGATATAAATGATATTGAGTATACTCATTTAGATGATTTACGTGTAGATAGAGAACCTGATCAAGGAGCTGTTAAATTTGGTATTAAAGTAGGAAATATTAAAGAAACACAAATATATCCAATGTTTAAACACATGTTTTTAGCAGATAGAAAACTTAATGCTCTTAATAGAACAATGGAAGATGAAATTTCTACAGAAAAGTCATCTGAAAATAAGTATACTTATCCTGTGACATTACAAATTGCTCAAGCAAGAGAATTTAATACTGTTGATGGAGATGTTGTTGAACATAGATCGGGTATGCCGTATAATGAATATCCTAATCAAAATGATACATTAAATAATCCTCTTAAACAATATCAGGAAAGTTTTAATCCTGCACAACCAGATACATGGATAGGAAATGCTATCGATTTTGGAAAAGCATATGCTCAAAATTTTGCAGAACAATTAATTAATAAAGCAAAAGTAACATCTATTCCGGGAATGGGAGTTTCATATAACGAAATTCAAACTGCATTACAATCTAAAAACATTGTAGCTGCTCTTGGAACTATAAGAAAGGGAATTACTACAGTAGTTAATGAATTTGGTGATGCTCCATCATCAAGATTGGAACAGCCCATTCAAACAGATAATATAATGAAAGAATTATTAGCTGTATTAGCAAAATCAGAAGCAACTGATGATGATAGCAAATTTCTAAATAATGCAGCAAATAAAGTATTAACAGAAAAGGGTTTATGGAAGCAAATTGTAGATTATTCAATGGCTACAAATTTAGTTGGGCCCGGTGAACATAATGAATCAACAAATATAGAAAATAAAGATGATTATAGTAAAATGGTTAAAAAACAATCTTTACATACATCTTCTATAATTGGAGATGAATTACCTAGTGCTTCTCCAAATGCAGCTACAGGAAAGATTAATGAAGATAGTATTAATGTAGGAAAAGCTTCAGAGAAATTATCATCTACAGCATCTGTAGATAGTATAATACCTACTGTTTCTCCAAATGCAGCTACAGGAAAGATTAATGATGATAATATTAATATAGGAAAATCATCTGAACGTTTATCATCTACAGCATCTGTAGATAGTATAATACCTACTGTTTCTCCAAATGCAGCTACAGGAGAGATAAATGAAGATAGTATTAATACCGGAAAAGCTTCAGAAGAATTATCATCTGTTATTGATGGAAATAATGTAGTGTCTAAATCTTCTTCAAATGCTACATCAGGTAAAATAAGTGAAGATAGTATTAATACTGGAAGAGCATCTAGTGAATTAGGAGAAGAAATAAGTGCTTCATCAACAGTTAATGTTATTCCGTCAGAACGTTTATCATCTGCTACAGTTGGAAGTGAGCTTCCTACAGTTAAACCTTCAACTCAATTAAGTGATCAAATAACTGAAAAGACTGTTAATAATATTAAACCTTCTTCTAATCTTTCTAAAAGAGTTACTTATGAAAATTTGCAAAAACCAACTGATGTTAAAACAAAAATAATCGATACTGGAAAAATTATTGAAGCTACTCCTTCTTCAGAATTAGGAAGTAAAATTCAGGGAGAAAAATTAACAGAATCTGATGAAATAAGTAGAGCAACTAGTCGTAAAATAGAAGGTAAATTAGAAGGTTAAAATTATGGCAGATAAAGATTTTTTAAGTTGTAGTAATTATGATGGTGATTGGATAGGAATTGTAGTTAATTCTGATGATACTACATTTTCAGGACGATGTCAAATTAAAGTATTTGGATTACATGAAGGTATCAATAATGAACAATTACCTTGGGCTGTTCCAACAAATTCTCCTATATTTGCGGGAGATGGCGCAGGTTCTATTTCAATTCCAAAAATAGGTCATTTTGTTAGAGTTAAATTTAATAATGGAGATCTTTATGCTCCTGAATATTCAGTTATTCAAAATATAGATACTGAATTAATTAAAAAAATAAAAGATGATTATCAAGGAACGCACGTTCTCTTATATGATCCTTTAGAAGAATTAACTGTAATTTTTCAGCGAGAAAGTGGTTTTCAAATATATCATAAAGAATCATTTATTCAGATAACTCCTGATACAATGATAACGTTACAGACTCCTAATGCAGATTCTATAATTCAAATGGATGGAGATGTTGTTAATATTACAACTAAAAATGAGGTAAATGTTGCTGCTGGAGCTCGAGCTGAAGTTACTGCAGATGAAGTAGTAGTTAATGGAGCGCAGACAACTAAAGTTGGTCCAGGGCCATATAATCATGCATTATTAGCTGAACCAATGTGGGCATTATTATCTACAATGGCTACTGCGCTTGACGCTAAAATGCCAGCAACACCCGGTGTAAATGTAGGCCTTGTAGAAGCTGCAAAACAGGCTGCAACATCAACTAACGTAATGATAAGTAGATAAAATAAAATAATTAATAATGAAATTTGAAAGTTTTAAAAATTGGTTACTAGAAAGAAAAAATGATAATTTAAAATACGCGTGTTTAATGTTATATGCAGATATTTCAAATTGGAAAGATAAAATATCTATTGTAGATAAAGAAGATATTTATGAAAAAGACGATGATTATGGTTATGAAAAAGATCCTCATATAACTATAGTTTATGGATTTCATGAAGATGAAGTAGATAAAGATCAGATGTATAAACAAATAAAAGAAATGAAACCTATAGAAGTAACTATAAATAAAATAAATATTTTCGAAACAGATGACTATGATGTAGTTAAATTTGATGTTCCTATTACAAAAGAATTAAAAAAATATAGAAAGGAATTTCTAAAATTTCCTAATACACAAACATACAAAGAATATCATCCCCATATGACTATTGCATATGTTAAAAAAGGAGAAGGAAAAAAATATATTAAAAAATTAGATAAGCCGTTTAAAGTTAAATTTAATAAAGCAGTTTATTCAGATCCTGGATATAATAAAAAATATTTTAAAATCAATAAAATTCACTAATTGTATAAGTTCCTCCATATTGTTTAATTGCCCATGTATATCCCCAAGAAGCATCATATTCAACAGCAATAAGTTTTAGCCATGTTGCTCCATTTGAAGCATCGGCATAATTTACTTTCAAAATTTTATGTCTTCCATTAATACTTGGATCAAGTAATATGTTATATGGAGCAGTATTTATAGAAATATCAAATAATACTTGAAATTCTTGTCCTAAAGCTGAAGCCTTAAAAGCAGTAGATACATCATTTGTTATTTTATAATAAGGACTAATAACATCAATATATTTAAATGCGTCATTTTCTAATGAGCCTCCCATAATAGATGCGTCTCTCCATTGATAATAACTAGCATCATATGTTCTATAATAATCAATATCTATTGTTGTAGTATTTTCATACCAATTGGTATATTGTCTTTTAATTGTTAGATTATCAGTAATTACGTTAACAAATTCTCCAGTTGCACCTTTAACTCTACCTGTAGTTTCTACAGGTTTAATTATAATTCCTGTTGATCCATCATAAAATACATTTAAATAGCGCTGAATTTCTCTATTATTATAATCATAAATATAAGGAAATTCTGGAATTAATGTAGATAAATGAATATTTCTAAAATTTAGGCTCATATTAAATATTTTTATTGTTTATTTTATATATCTTTTTCTTTTAAAATTATAACTCATTTTTTAAAATGTAATTTCTTCTTTTTTGAAAAAAATATATATCATATACTAAAATAATTCTTTGAACTTTAAAACTAAACTAAAATGAGTAAACAAATACCTAATGATTTTAACTGGGAATTATATGAAGGAGGAAACAAAGGCGGAAATAAATTAATACCTAATAAATCTATAAACGGCAGTGACGAAAAAAATAAATGCTTCTCTAGAGAGTCTTACGCTCAAAAACACTTTGATATTTATACTAATCAAAATACAGAATTAATAAAAAAAGATTTAAATAAAGGTGATGTTATACGCATCACCAATATTTTTAATATTAAAGACGATTTTATGGATATTGAATTGACTGGAGGATTAACAGTAACTATAGATTTATCTCGAGAAAAAAAGTTTGCGCAAGTTTATGGCTATGATAATCATAAGAAATTTGCGGCCGCTTTAAAAGACAAAGATATCGTTGAAGCTATGATAAATAAAGGCTTAAACGCATATATTATTGAAGCTACACCTTCTGTTAAAGTTTCATTATGGCAAGGTCATCTTAAATCTGTTAGAGATGAATTTATGGAACAGATATCAAATCCTACAAATGCGTATAAAGCAAGAATATTAGAAGCAAATCGAGGAGGATTTTTTGTAGAAGTTCAAGGAATAGAGGCTTTTATGCCAGGATCACTGGCAGCTCCAAATAAAATTATGGATTTTCAATCATATATTGGAAAAGAAGTTATAGTAATGATAGAAGACTATCTTAAAGAGATGAATTCGTTTATAGTTTCTCATAAAAAATATTTATCGCATGTTTTGCCAACAAAAATTCAAGAATTAGATATAATGAAAAAATATTATGGAACTGTAACGGGAACATCTAAATATGGAATATTTGTAGAATTTGATGAAATATTTACAGGATTATTACATACAACAAAAATGGATGAGGAACTTAAAAAACAATTTCGTGTAAAAAAAATTAAATCTGGCGATATAATAGAATTCTTTATAGGAGAAATAACTAAGGATAATAGAATTGTTTTAACAAAAGAAGATCCTAAAGAAAAAATGAAAAAAATTCAAAAATTTATTGTAGAATCACAAGATAAAATTGTAGAATCTACTGTTGCTGCCGTAATGAATTTTGGCATAATTGTTAATGTAGATGATTTAACAGGATTAATTCCTATAAGAGAATTTAAAAGAAAAAAGATAATGGCCAATAATTTTATTGTAGGAGATAAAATAAATATAATGTTTGACGAGTTCAAAGACGATAAATTGGTATTTAAGTTACCCCAATAATTAATATGAAGGAGCCTTAAGGCTCCTTTTTTATTTGAATATATAAAATAAAATCTTTTAATATGGCAAAACCTAAAAGCTATTCGGTATTAGAAGTCTTAAATTTTTCAGAGATAGGATTAGTTTTTGAATTTTATTCAACAAAAAAGACTGATTTTATTCTTGAAAACATTGGAAATAGTATAGGAAAAAATATAATTATAACAGGAGAATTAAAATATTCTCCAACATATACAAATTCTATATTAGTAAAAGAATATGATGCTACTCGCTCTCGTTATCAATTACATTTAGCACCACAAAATTATCATTCAGTAATTCCTATTATCGACGAGGTTACAAAATGGATAAATGAAAATTGTGAAACTACTTTTGATACAGGATTAAAAATATCTTTATCTTTTAATCATCGTTATTTAGAAACATTAGATAGTATATCTCAAATGAATCCTGCACGTTTAATGCTAAAGTTTGATGAAAATTTTATTTATGAAAGATTTCCAGAAAGAAAAAATTCTCCTTATGCATTATCTATTAAAACATTAGTTCCTATAAAGACTTATATTAATGAAGCTGAAATAAAAAATTATATTATTCAAATGCTAAATTCTCCTTATGGTGAATATTATGGAATAAATTTTAAAAATTATACTCAAGGGATATTAGAATGTAACTATATAGGTGGAAAAGATTATGTATCAAAACCAAAAGAAATTAAAGACATTTTAGAATATTTTATTATTAAAGCGTATCAAAGTATTAATGAAGAAGATATTAATCAATTTGAATTAAATGAAATTAAAAAAATAACAAAGGATTTTGAAAAAATACAGATGGCTTTTTGGGATCCTGACATATTTCTTAAAGAATTTGAAAATTTAAAAGTTTATGTAGATCTTCAAAGATCAACACAAATATTAAAAACTTATTGGGATAAAATTAGATTGCCTTTATTTGAAATGATTATAAGTGGTGGATTAAGAGAAGGACAGTTTAATTTTGATTCAGAAATAGGAGTGTTTCAATTAAGAAAAGGAAACGTTAATTCTTTAATTAAAAATATGGAGTTGATGTCTTGTAAACTAGGAGGAATAATAGAAAATTGTGATTTAATAGGATGTGATATCAATAAAGCAAGAATTTATAATTCAAATTTTGTTAAAAATAATAAAATAAATGAATCATATATTCAAAATACTACAGTAAATAATACTAATGAAATAAATAAATCATTTATACTTAATAATGAAGAAGTTATTAATTGTAAAGTTACAGAAAGCGTTATTAAATTTGCAACTCCAGGCAAAAATCTTAAAGTTGATGAATCAACAACTGTAGTTGTTAAACAAATGCCTTTGCCAGAAAAAACTGATGAACTTAAAGTTGATGAAATTCGAGATTACTCATGGATAAAATCAATGAATACATCAGGAGAAAATAATGGTTTTGAAAATGAGTATAAAAACGAAAAACTTAATTAATATAAAAAATTTATTTGTATTAATAATATCTATAATATTATTATTTTCATGTGAAAAGAAAATACTTAAGGATGAAAAAGGTGATCTTATAACAGGAAGTTTTTTTGTAGCTCCTGACGGAAATGATAGTAATCCAGGAACAATAGATAAGCCCTGGAAAACATGGGGTAAAGCATTTAATACACCAGAAGTAAATCCAGGTGATACTATATATTTTAGAGGAGGAGTTTATTATAGAGATTTATCAGAAGATGATCCTTCTTGGTATGCTTCTAGTAGTAAAGGATATTTAATACGAAATAGAGGAACAGAAGGAAACTGTGTTAATTATTGGGCATACCCCCTCGATAT